GGAGGGGTACCCTCCCAGCTGTATTGCTTTTTCCACTGCTGCTCTGTTGTGTGTGTGCGTGTTGTGCTGTATTTTTTTTTGTTGGTGTTTCTTGTGTTGCGTGTCTTATTTCTCTTTTTTGTCGCGGTTTTTTTGCGTGTTGTTTTGTTCTGTAATTTTTTTGGCATCTGGTTATGTCGTGGTTTGGGCGCGTATATTTTTCTCTGTTTTTTGTCGCTCCGGCGTGTCGCGCTTTTGTGTGTGCTATTATTAATAATGTCAACAAGGAAAGGATGGACAAAAAATGATTAGGCTTATTGACAACAACAACAGCAAGGCGACCGAAGTTGATGAACCGCACTACGCATACACGGAGCGTCTTTCTTTTGATGCTCGCGACAAGGGCGGTTTCGCTCGTTGGGATATCGAGTTCACTGCCCTGAACCGCAAGGGCGAACGAATGCGGTTGTTTATCACGTCCGATCATGCGTGCCAGCATCTTTTCAAGCGTGGTGGCGATACGCTGCGCCTCTTTGTGGAAACGTATGTTTACGACTCTCAGGGCCATTGCTTTGGCCGTTACAATCCGTTGATTGACTACGCTAGGCACTCAATCAACGTCGAAAAGATTCTTGCAGATACGGACGCCAACCGCAAGCGCCTTATTAGCGAGGTCGGGGAATTGTTCTACGCGGCCTGATGGCTTGTTTTGGGCTTTGGGCGTGAGCCTGTCAATCACGCCCATATAGTCCGTCTGGGCATTACATTTCAACACAATCGAGGTGCTTTAAAATGTCTTTTGTTACAGTTGATTTTCCTGGTATTCGTGAATCTGATTCCGCAGAGTATGCATATCTCGCCAACGTGTACAACACTACGTATTCACACAATCAAAATACTTGGTGTTCACCTGATGAAAATAGGCATGACGGAGTCTCGTATGCCGCGTGGTGGTTGATGGATAAATACTATACGAGCGGTGAACATGCCATGATTGGTGAGTGCCGTCGCCTGTTAACGAAACGCTGCCGTGCGGAACTGCACAGCGATCATAATAGAGAGTTTTGCGCTGGATTCTACACGGTTGTTGATTCCGTTCTTTCCGTGTGAAGTGTTTTGAGTCGTTTGATCTTTGATGAAGTTGATTGATAGAGGTAAAAAAGTGTGGCATTATTTTACTGTTATGGATGAGTTTACGGGATTAGATCGCGCGTTTCGGTATCGTGAGGGGACATGTGGTTATTGTGGTAGAGTTTATCTGTTTGAGGTGTATGACTTATTGCGTGGTGAGTGGTCTGGTTTGAGGTCTTTTTTTAGCGTAGATGACGGGGTTAAGTATTGTCGTGGTATTGATTTTAGGGCGCTTAATGAGTCGTTTTTGTATAGATTCTAGCTATATATAATAAAGCCCGGCATTACTACTACCGGGCTTTATTGTTTGTGTGTGTGGTGTTTAGTAGTGAAGTACCTCTCCGGGATAGATGATATTGGGATTCCCGGAACGATATCCCTTGATACTATGCATGCTGACTCCGAGCCGTCTGGCGATTGCAGACAGCGTGTCGCCAGATCGTACTACGTATGTACGTCGTGTGGTGGTGACGGTGGTGCCGCTTCCGTGGTGGCATGCCCTGTCTCCGGGGTATACGATCGACGGGTTCCTGCTAGGAACGGTAACGTTCCACCAATCCTTCCAGAACATACTTACATATTGTCCTCTTTGGATGACGACACAATTGGCTGCCGGTGTACTGGGCTGCGGCTTGGTCGAGGGTCTAGGCGTGGGCTTAGGTTTGGCCAAAGTCGGGCGGCTCCCAGCGTATGCATACCATGTGTTGAGATCACCGTACACTACACTGAGGTCGAGGGGGCCGCGCCAGTTTTTCAGACGTCCGTTGCCCGTGTACTGCCATGCGACGGCGAACGGCCAGTGTCGTAGTGTGGGCTGCTTGCTTGGCGGATTAAATCCGTAGATCGGCGCGTTTCCGCGCGTGTATGCGGCGATCCATAGACCGTAGTTGCCTGCTACTACGTTACTCCAGTTGTACGTATTTTCTATATACTGATATGTGTAGATTATTGGCTTGGTGCCCCATGCGGCTTCTACGGTGCGCAGCCATGTGAGTGCCCAACTGGTATTCCACGGGGCGGATGGCTCCCAGTCGAGAATAGGCACGATGCCCTTACCAATGTATCCGCGCGTGTGATCGATGAAATACTGGGCTTCGCGGCGCGGGTCGTTTCCGGTGTGCGCGAAATGGTAGACCCCTACGCCCTGTCCTGCTGCAAGGGCGTCCCGTACGACGCGGCTACAGTCCGGGTTGACATAGCTGGTGCCCTCGGTTGCTTTGGTTACAACGATTTGTGCGCCGGATGTAGTGACGTTGATGCCGGCTTGCCAATTGGACACGTCGAGCATGTTTGCTGCATTCGCGGAGGGCGCAAACACTAGCAACAGTGCAGCGATTGCGGCAATTATACTGTACGCGATTGCCTTAATTTTCCTTGTCATCGTTTTCTTTCCTTTTAATATTGAAAATGTTGAGAATGTTCGAGTTGGATAGTTCGGGGTTGATTTTTACACAATTCTCCATGATTGATGTGATTTCGATCAGGCAGATACCGGCGCATACGGGGAGGAACACGGGTAGCTCGATTCCGAGGTTGATGTAGTCCGAACCGTATTCCACAATCAATGCGACGCAGATCATCGCCAGATAAGCGAATTTATGGCCGAGGCCCTGCCGCATTCTTTCGCTGGACAATTCTCCGTGCATGATCGCATTCACTACGCCGGTTACATAGTCTATCAGCACCAGCAGAAAAACGATGCCGATTGTAATTAGTTCGTGAATTGGCATGAATATTCCCTCACTTTCTTATTCCTGATTGTTGTAACAGGCCGCCAAGAATCATACTGAATTCCGCTTTTATTTGCGGGGTTTCAAAACGTAGTCTGCCCACACGATAAGCATTTAATATTTTCTGAGCCATGTCGTCCGAACGTTTGAGCATGATACAATCATTGTCAACCAGTCGATAATCAAACGTAAAATCGCGGGTGATTTTCGGTTTCTTTTTGGTTATTATATACAATACTTCGTCAATGTCGCTTAACTGCTGATATACGTTAAAAATACCATATTCAGAGGTTCTGAGCGTGAACGCATAGCCGGCGTTGCTGAAATCACTGATGAGAGTATTAACGTTGTCTCTAAAATCATTGTTGATCGCATAATTCGCATAATTCTCGTCATGTTTGCGTAAAAATTGTCCGAATTTCGACGTTGCAACCTTTGCGCTGAAACCGCCATAATCGGCCAATTCCACCATGATGAAGCCATCACAATAGCGTTGGTATTGTGTATGATTGTCCAACTGCGGCTTCAGATTGATGTTGAATGCCGAAAAATACGGGTTAGCGAGGGTTACTGCATTGCTGCACATGATAACCCTCACCCTATCGTTCCACCGATCAACCGTATTATAAAACTCCTCCAGCGCCGTAACCTCTCCACCAAGGTAGCGCATATTATCCGGGAATATTTCATCAAAAATGATAGTACGCACCTTGGGGTAGGCCACCGACTTCACCTGTCCGGCCTGGGACAGTGCGATGAAGTACCCCATGATATGCCATGTGGGACGTTTCTTGCCATGCTTGTCGGTGGTGGCGTCTCTATCGTCCAGCCAGTGACATTCGGCCTGATTGCCGGACACGCGAAATTCCAATTCCGGGTATCGTTCCGCAATGTCCGCAAACCACGTACCCTTGTTTTTCTGCTCCTCGGCGGTGCGACGAAGATAAATAAATTGCCAGCGTTTTTTAATCCAATCTCCTATGACCAGTTTTTTTGCGCCATAGGTTTTCCCGAGACCACGTGCCCCAATGACAAACATCCATGCCGCATGATACGAGAGGACGCGACCATAGTCGTAATAGTCGTTTTCGTCAAGAATCCTCCCCATACTATCCATTATATCTCGGAGCATGGATAACGGTAGATGCCTACCGGTTCGGCGGTGTGCTAGTCGGTGATATAGCGTCGTATCTCCCACCGACTCGCCCTATGCATCGCGTCCGACGCCACACGCAAGTTCGGCCCGTGCCCGGGTCCGCCGTGAGACAACGTCTCATCCTTGCCGTCCGCAGTGAACATCTCTACATGATCCCATGCCTGTGTGTATGCACCCCAGTCCAGCAAGAGCAGATCGGCCGCATGGGCTTTGGCAATGGCGTGAGCTATGGACGTGTCCGAACTGCCACACACGCGCCGACCTTTGCCTGCCATGGCCCCTGTCCATGTGCCCACATCAATGCCCAGCACATTCTGATACGCCCTCCAGCATACCGAACTACAGTCACCGTAGCCGGAACTGTCCGGGCCCAATCGTCCGCCGCCCTGCGAGTAGGCGTATTTGCCGATTCGTGCCCGCAACCACTCCACGACACGTTCCGCGTCCTTGCTGCTGCTGCCGGAGCTTGACCCGCCCGAGGTCTGGCCGCCGCTCGGTTTGGTCGATTCGGAAGTCTTGTATATCCATGTCTGTGCCGAGCTTTTGACAAATATTGCCGTAGTGTCGTCTGTACGGTAGATGAGATTATCGCCCTGTAATCGTATCCATGCGGTACTCGCTGGACTGCCTTCGACGCCGGGGTGATCGCCTCCCGGCGTGTCCGAGGGGTTGGAGGTTTGGCCAAAGCCGGGCGGCGCTGACGTGCCGTCCCATGCCCTGAGCAGATCATAGACGGTGGTGTATCGATTGCGATACTGCCCCAGTACGCCGTCCGCCAGAATGGTGGTATACAACAGTTTGAGCGTGGCCGTTGCAGAGCATGACGCCAGTACGTGCTGCGCCCGCGCGGGAGACTGATGGTAGGCGCTTGCCCACATTATGCGCTCTTTCACGCTGCCTGCCGGGAAACCGTACCTGTCCATAGTGGACATGTACCCCTTCCAGTCATCTTCCCACTGCGCTTCCTGGAACATATGATTCTGAGCACGTTGCGCCCAAACCTTCCAAGCATTGCCCTCTGCCGTGGTTAGGTAGCGTGCCGTCCAGTTAATAGTATTGTCCTGTACCTGCTGGGCGAGTGTGGGCGCGGCTGCGGCGAACGTGCTCCATCCGTCGGGGTCGGCAGTGCGTCCTCGTCTCAGGAGATCGCGGGCACGTGTACCGTACCATTGCATCATGCCCATGGTGATCGCGTCAACGTAATTGCAAGCGCCCCAATCGCAATTGCTCTCCACAGTGCCTATAACGTACATCGCGTAGTATGCGGTATTATCCATGATAATAGTATACCCCACGGCGGTGAGCAGTGGGGTACGATAGACGTATTAGACGTGATAATGGCAATTGAAATAAACAGTAAGCGTCGAGGGGTCGGTAAACTCCTCGCTGATATTGACGTAAACACGTTTGTTGACGGGGGAGAAGCAGACGGAACGAACTTTGCCGGCCTGAGCGCCACTCATATACCACGCACAGCCGAACAGCGGATTATTCTCGTTGCCGATGATCGGCGGGTAGCCCCCCAAGTCAAGCAACATCTGTTGCCCCGTGCCGGTCAAGTTAGTGGGCGACTGCTTCCCGTACAGTGATACGATGCCTGTCAAGTCGTTATACCACATTTCGACGTAATTCATTGTGCTGGAATCGCTTTTTTGGGTAATGAGACGTTCGCCGCTTGTCTGCCATCCCATTATCAGTGCCGCCATGTGCGAGCATATAATACCCTCTCCGATATTATTGGGGTGTAGTTCGTCTCCCTCGAATACTGTGGGGGTATATCCGACAAGCCATAAATCACTCTGCACAAATGGCACACCGTTGGTGTACAAAGAACCTTGTACTACCTTAACCCAGTTCTTCCATGTATTATATTTTTTAACGCCATTTGCCATACCAATATTGCCAAAGCATAATATGACGTTCGCGTTAGGGAAGTTGCTTACAGCATTCATGTAAGCGGCACGCACGGCACTTTTTTCATCCTCGGCGGTTTTCCCGTAAGTCCAGTCGTTATACCCGCCGTAAATAATAACGTGAGACACCCTGTCGTTAGGGAATGTTTCGTCTGCTATGGCCTTGTCTATTTGCTGCGTAAACGTATTCCCCGGATTCGTCCCCGAATCTTGGATGAACCCCGTACCTCCGACTGCATAATTATGCACTTCGAGGTGCTTGCAATTTTCAGGCAGATTAGCCCACCACACATCCTCGCGGGCGCTGGTCGAAAAACTGTCCCCGATAATGACAAGATGGTTAGAATTATCCAATTTCTGTACGGTGTTGTATAAAATTTCCGCGTCGGACGCTGTGTTTGCGTGCAACGCATTCAAATTTGCGTTGATATTCGCTATATCGGCCTTGTTGATCTGGGTCATCGAAGTGGTGCTGGTTAAATTGTTTTCAATTTCCGTGTCTTTAGTCCGTAGCTCTGTAATATTGCCCTCTGCTGTGGTTACGCGCTCTGTCAGCTCGGCCAAGTCGGTTGCGGTCTGCTGAATGGTGTTTTTAAGTGCCGTTGCCGCTTCGGGGTCGGTCACTCCCAATGATTCCAGCCGGTCGATGGCCGCGTTTGCGGTGGTAATCGCGTTATTGACGCTGTCCACGATATTCTGGTACTGGCCGAGCGCATGCTGAGCTTGCTGGACGGCGTCGGCTGCGTCCTGTGCGGCCTGCTGCGCCTTGTCCAATGTGTCCTGATTTTGCGTGGTCTGATCTTTCAATGCCTTGTTAACGTTGTCCATGACGCCGTTCACGTACTCTTGCAACCTGTCAAGATTGTGCTTGAGACACTCGATCAGCTGAAGCATGGTCAGACCGTCGCGGTACGTGAATGGCACCGACGTGGGCACGACGGGGCGAATCAGGCTAGGAATGGTCGGATTAGACGAATTCATGGTGTTTACTCCCATTCTCCGTAGTTATGGCAGTTGCTAAAAATAGTATCATATGACCCCCACACCTGCATGAAACACGGTTCGAGACTCCGCACTACTTCCATGTCCACGTTGATGATGGCGTTTCGGTATTCTTGTATGAGGCTCATGGCGCTCTGGCTGCGCCCGGTCACATGGCTCTTGCCCTTGGAATTGCTGGAATCATGTTGATAATCGGTCGCGCTTTGCGCGGTGGTGTGGCTGGCCGAATCCTGCGAACTGGACGCCGTGCCCGAGCTGTCTGCCTGCGACTCGTTCGCATGTGAGGCGTAGCGCGCGAAGTCGCCCACGACGCCGGTTTGAGGCACGTCGCTATCGAAGCTTTTCGACGTGGTGGTGCTGGAATTATCCGACTTGGATGTGCTGGAGCTGGTCGAGTCCTGCGTACTGGACGTCCTGCCGGAGGATTGGGACTCGCTGCCGCTGGCGCTGTCCGTCGTCATATCCATCGAATCCAACGGGTTGTATTCCATGTCCAGCGTCCGATAGCGCTCGTTGAAATAGGGCATGATTTCCGCCATCGTCATCCCCAGATAGAAGATGAACTGTTGCGCGGTTTCCTGTCCTATCTCCCGCAGCGCGTAATGGCGGACGATTTTCTCATTCAGCTCCGCGCGGTGGTTTTCGTCGTAGATCGGATAATAGTCGACGGACAGATGAAGTTTATCGTCCGTATCGTATCCAAGCGCAATGAGATTGCCGAGGGTTTCGGTGTACTCGCCGGGCGTTTCCATCGCATAAGCCGTGAAATCCTGCGTCACAACACACCTCCAATACCGTTGTTCGCCGATTCCGGCGTGTCAATACTGGTTGTCTCAAAATAGCTCTTGTCGGACTGGAGTGCGTTAGGCACGCCGGAGGACTGCGCGTCGGCGTATTCCACCCAAATGTCAAGCTGCGGCCACAACCGGTTGATTTCGGTCGCCGCCGCCTGTCGAGCCTTGAGGAAACTCAATCGAAACACGTCCACTTTTTCATTGGCCTGAGCCACCTCATCGGAGATGAGCCGCTCCTTTTTTTCGGTGCCACTGGATTGGATACCCAAGTACCCCAATACCTCATTGGTCACCTGAGTTTTTTGCTGGACGAACTTATCCAGTAGATAAGGCGTAGTGTTGGGCCACGGTTGAAACATCGAACCGGGGTCCAGCGAATCATATCCGATAACATAATCCTGACCGTCTTGCCGCTGCTGCAACATGTTCTGGACGGTAAGTTTCGTACGTTGATCGGCTGTAATGATGGTCGGCAGTTTCAGGCTCTCCAGATTCACGTCATACGCCTTATCGATATCAGCGAGGCGTCGCGCGTACTGCCATAACGTCGGCTTGAATCCGACGCGCATACGGTTATCCCAGATCGGAATGCATTCCACTCCGGCCTTAAGCTGCCGGTAGTGGTAGTTGACGCCTACCGGCTCGAACATGGTGGGATTGTTGTATACGTTCAATCGCCCTTGATATCCGGCCTGCGTGGCAAGGAATCTGCCGATGCGCTTGTCTTCAAAAAACAGTGCGCACCCATATTCACATAGACATATCTCCAGCCAGCGCTCGTCCACGGTGGGGGGCAGTCCACGCCAGCTGAACCGGTTCAACGCCAATTCCATCAGCAAGTGAAGATACATGTCGTCGAGTGTGGCGGCACGTGTTTTCACGTAATTGCCGCGAGGATGCAGCGCACCGCCGATTCGACTCTTTTTAGACCTACTCATATTGTCATTGTATCACTCATAGCCGATGCCCGGCAGAGGCTCGTTATCCGCCCAGTCCGTCACGCCAACGTATTCCGGCTTGTTCCATACGGTCACGCCCCGTTCGAACATGCCTTTGATGGTCAGGCGATATTCTTCGGGCAGCGTACCACGCACGTACGCTTCCTGCATCTGCCAGAACGTGAATTTCATCATACATTCCAACGAAGGGGGCGGGGTGATGAAACGTTGGACAAAATACCCATAACGCAGCATGTATTCACCCGCCGCACGCAACGCGCTCGGCGCACACGTCTTGAACCTGACCAACACGCCCATGATGCCGTTCGACAGGTTGAACATGTCTCCGCCGAGCGCGCCGGACGTGGTGGGCGGGGTGAGCTGCATCTGCTGGACTTGGGCATTGATGCCCGCGATGGCATTCTGGTAATCACCTTGGGCGGCGTAAGCGGCCAGTCCATAATTGGCTTGTGATGTGATGGCGTTGAGCTGATTGCTCAACCCGGTCGCCCCGCTTGCGTAAGCGTTGGCTTGCGAGGTGGCCGCCGCGTTGGTGGCGATCTGATTGGCCGTACTCGCTGCCGCCGTGGAATTGGAAATGGCGGCCGATGAATTGATGCCGTGATTAGCTATATCCGTCCGCGCAGAGCCGAGGAACGCGCCGCCGACCGCGTTTATCGCGCCTAGCGGGTCGCGGTTGGCGATGGCGTTCAATCCTCCGCCGACAATACCGGCCATGCCGTTGAGGTTGTTGTTCCTGATGTTCTGCTCCACCTGCAAGCTGGCCATCTGATTGGTTTGGTTCTGCCCGATAGCGAGTGACTGGTTCAGCGAGTTTGCCGTAATGGCATTATTCGCGGTGCGGTTTTCGTTGGCCAGGTTAGTTTGACGTGAGGCGTATTCGCGCTGCCACATCGAGTTGGAATTGGCGACATCCGCCGACGCCAGCGCCTTCTGGCGCGTCCATTGCGCAGACTCCTGTGCATATGCGCGAGTATACGCGCTGTTCGCCGTAGCCAGCGCACCGCCATTATTGACGACGGAAAAATGTGGCAGATTGGTGATACCGAAACTGGCGTTAAGCATTTCGCCGCCGTCAATGGGCAAGCCGTATCCTCGATTATTGATCTGAATCGGGTTCAACGTGTCCGCCCCGGCCTCATTGTATCCTGGAACATAGAAATTGATTCGCGTGCCGGACGGGGCATATGTGTACGTTTCCCGAATAACGAGATCATCCGACTGAATGTCCTCCGGCCTGTAATTGACCACTGCGCCGTTGAGGCAGCTACATTCCACGACGCAATACGGATAGCAGTATAGCTTGCGGAGATTGCGATATCGTCTCGGAATCTTAAAAAGATTTCTGAAACCGGGTACCGTCATGATGTCCTCGTAGCGCATATCCGAATCAATGCCGCTTTGGAAACTATAGACCCGCCCCCACCGTGCATTGATCGGCTGGCCTAAAATCTGTGTTACCTCCTGGCCGTAGCGATTGATGTAATCCTGTGGAATCTTCGGCACCATATACACTGCGCAGATGCCTTGAGTGACCCACGGGTATGATGTCCCGTATGACATGATGCTTGCCACGTAACCCCGTCGGGATTCGCAATAATAGACAGCGCATCCATCCGTCGCACCCTCGAATACACTGCCCTGTGCCGTGTTCAGATCGGGTTTTGACTCACTGCCGGGAGACTTGGTTAAATCCGTGGTGCTCACGACGATCACGCCATAATCGACCCAATTCAATTTCCCATGCACGGTGTCCAGATGTTGCCCTGATATGATGGAATGATATCGTTGTGCCGTCGTTACCATTTCGCTGCCGGTATCCAAGCCCTCCGGGAGTGCCAGATAGGTGCGCCCGTAACCGTCCCACTGGTGTTCGTTGGCCACGCCGATATGCCCGCGCGTCACGTAGCAACTGCCGAACGTGATATCGTGCTGGAAGCTTTGCCACACGTCCAGCATCAGGACCAGTTGCGTGCAATGGGCGTTGACGTACTCGACGTGCTGGATGAAGTAATACCACGCTCGCGGCCCTTCCAAACCGGGATAGTCGTTATAGGCCACCAGATAATTCCAGTTCGACGCCTCGTTAAACGGGAGTTCGATACGGGCGGGCGCGTTGAAAATATGCATGGTGGCCGGACGGCATTCCACGCCATCCACTTGATCGAACCACTGTTCCTGTGTTTCACGTGAAACAAACCGGACGACATCACGGTATGAGGCATCCCACGGCACTCGGCAGAGCTTCAGCGTAGTGTTGGGCGTCCATTCCGCCCAAGAAAAACTGGCCTCCGCATAGGGGTTCACATCATTAATCATTAATCCGACCTCCGGTACGGCAAGGCCCGGAGCGCTCACGTGGATTGCGCTCCGGGCCTTGCTTGCATCACGCCGTGAGAGAGAGTAGCCAACCGGCTACCCTCTCATCATACCACTAAGACACGGTCACACTGGCCTTGCCGGACACGCCGAACAGCGTGGCGGTGATGTCGGACGCGCCCGCCTCGACGCCCGTAACGACACCAGACTCGGACACGGTAGCGTTAGCCGGAGTGTCGGATGTCCACGCGGCCTGTGTGGTCACGTCGGCGGTACGCCCGTCGATCATGGTCGCTACGGCGGACGCCTGTACCGTATGGCCCGTGGTCACGTTCGGCACGGTTACGGCAATGGATGCGATGATCGACGGGTTGAATCCGATGACACCGGCACCGACCACCGGCACGTCCAGGGCGGCGGATACGGTGCCCGGCACTTCCGGCGTCGCCGGGTTCGTGTACAGCGCGGTCGCGGTGATCGGGAGAGTGGTGTTCGGTTCGTCGAGGCCGACTACCAGCACGCCGGTGGGCGAAATGTACGTGTAATCGCTCTTCGGCTTAGCGGTGTCACCAATGGCGTATTCAACCGCATCCGAGCGGAACGTGGCCGTACCGTCATTGCTGATGGATGTATCGGCGGTGACCTGCACCGCGCCGCCACGCGCCACGTCCTTCGGGGTTTCCGAGCCGCCGCCGTACATCGCAAGCTTAAGCTGGAACGTTGGCGTCTTGGCCTGAGTGCCGGTCGGAGTCACCGTCTTGGAAGTGGAACCCGCCCCAGTCCAGAACATGACAGCGGGAGCGAAACCCGACACGCTGATAATATGCTGGACATGCAGATAATGGTTGACCGAATTGATATTGACTGGATTGGTCTGTTGGGTCATCTCATTGATGACGGGAATGTCGATCAGGAACTTGTCGGTGGTCAGGATGGCTTGCACGCCGTCCATGCCGAAACGATCTTGTGGGATGACGATAATCCGGTCGATAGTTGGTTCCGCGTCAGTACGCTGGAATACGGTCGCCAGACCCTGCACGTCAAGCGCCGACTTGACTTCAGGCGAGCAGAACAGTACAAGCTCATCGGGGCGGGCGAACGTCGGCATATGACGGGCATTGTATCGAGTGGACACGAATTTCAACGTGTCAGCCCATGCGCGAATCTGCCGCAACATGTCACGGGCGTCGGTTTCCGTCGAACCCATGTTGTTGAGATCATGCTCCATGTGGATGCGCCAGTATCCGCCGAGCTTGGCATACTCGACGAACTGGTGACACATGGCCTCGAACAAGTCCACCTCAGCTGCATTATAGCAAGAGGTGAGAATCTGCGAGGTGAGGGATGCCAGCCCGTTTTCGGACGTGAACGCCCGCTGAAGCGTCTTGTCGTCCGTGGTCGCCGGATACCAGTGAGCAAAATCGAGACGGTGATACAGTGAATCCACGTCGATCTTCCACTTGCGGAAATTATCTGCGCCCAGGTATTCCGCGTTCGGGTCATATACTTGGGCAAGCGGCATTCCCACGGCGATTTCCTGCCACGTGTCGCCATACGCCTGAGATGCACGCTGAAAAACACTGAGCGGATTATTCCACCGCCATGTGTTCACATAGGTGCCGCCGATGCGGTTCACCAGCGCCGAATAGAACTCGTTCTTCAGCTGAGTACTGGACATGAGTGTAGCCATCTGGCGGTCCATGTTCATTTGAGTGGCCGACGGCATACGGCGCTGATATTCAGGGGATGCCTCGTTGCGAATCATGTTGAGAATCTGGGAGTTGTTGAATTCGGTGAGCGGGCGAAGCTGCTGCTTCGGCGTCACCACTGGAGTGGTTGACATGATGGTCGTCCTTTCTAATTACTAGTCCTTATACAGATCGCCGAACGTGCTATAGGTGCCGTTATAGTCGTCGTCGGTCATTTTCGTAGAGTCCGGCGTCACGTCGTCGGGGCCGTCATGCAACACATGGTATGCTGCCGCATCACGCATTTCTTCGATGATTTTGGACAATTCCGCCACGGTCGCTTCCAAAGCGCTGAGACGATCAGCCATGTCGGCGTTCTTGTCGTCGCTCGCGCTTTCAGGCTCGTTATCGTCCTGCGTTTCAGGCTCCGGGGCCGGCGTATTGTCGTCGCCGGTCGCGTCCGGTTCGGCATCAGGCGCGGTGTTCGGCTTATCATCGATTTCAGGATCGTTCATAATCACCTCTTAAGTAGATGGCACGGCAGCAATCACGCTGCCGTGCCAGATTGCTGGGCTGTGCGGGTTCCCTCGCCGTCGCTGGGCGCTGGCTGCGCACGTCTACATCCGACCGATCGTCTTACCGATTGCCTGCCGGTCGGGCCATCGAATCGACTTGGGACGCACACCCCGCTGTCAAATATTATAGCACGAAAACATGGCCATCGTCATTGAGGTGGTGCGACCCGGTTGTAAATTCGTCGTAGGGGATAGGTTCGGTTCGATGCACGCCGCTCAAGCGCATGACAATATCGCCGCATGTTTCCAAGCCGCAGTATTTGCGGTTGCCCAGGATACGGAGTTTTTCGTAGGTGTGATCGTTTTTCCACGCGCCTAGTTTCTGATCGTCCGCCTCGATGCCCATAGGCGCGTCCAGCCCCTCCAATATCATGCCGTCGGTGTCGGCGTAGAGCACGCGACCGCTGTTCGCATTCATGGCGCGGGATAGTATCTGTCTACCATAGGCGTTTACATAAGCGGCGGTCGGCGACCATGCCAAACTGTTGGCCGACTCAGGCTTGTCCACGGTGAAATCCACGCCACCGTCCACAGATGGTTTCGGATGCAGTAGAGGTCGGTAGAGCGAGGTCCCGAATTTTCCCACCAGCGAGTTTAATAGCAGTTTCGCCATTTGCCTGCGCTCTCCGGTCGCGGTCTGTTTCACGTGAAACCATTTGTCTACGTAGTTGTAATATAGCCCATGTGATTTGCGGAATTTCCAGCCACCGACATGTTCCCACACGTGCATATCATAGTTTTCCGTAAGTGTCTCCCAGTCCACATTGGTTACGGGCATGGTGACGACGCCTAGCGTACTGTCCAAACGTTCGCCCTCATACCCCCATACGGGTAGGATATTGGTGAGCGTTGCCGTTTTCCCTTTTTTCAACCTTGCGTCAAACGAGATGACATCGACATGTAGCGGATAATCAGGGTCATGTCGATATTCTCCGTCGTACCATATGGGGGAGCCTGTCGGCATGGGAGCGTCGCGCATGATACTCGGGTAGAGACTGTTCACATCCCAGCTTCGGCAGTCCTGATATTCTCCCGGCTTACTGTATACTATCGCCCCATAGTAGGCGGGGCGCATCCGGTGATAATCCTCTTTGGTCAACGGCGGGAAATGACGCCGAAATCCGGCGTAATCCCCGTCGATATAGTCGGTCATTGCCATAGACGCTATCGTAGTGCCTCTAAGGTTCAGTGCAGCGCATTCCTGTGCGATATTCCATGTGGTTTCCAAGTCGTTCATGCCGCCGAATGTTTCACGTGAAACATTCAGGCCGTCGTCGCGCGTGATATTGCGCACGTCCAGGAAATCCACGGTGACGCCGCCCATTCGTACTCGAAAACTGTAGAAATGGCCGCGAATGTTGAACGTACCCCATACTCCGTCTTTAGCTGGGTTCGATTGCAATGGCAGTCGCTTTAACAGATCGGTGGCTATGGGCTTGATGTCCTGCCATCCGTGGGCGCACCATACTCTCGTATGGTGATCGAGCATGGTGAGGCGTATAACGCTGTTCGTCGTCAACGGTTCCGCGCCGTCATCGGTGCACAGTGTTGTACCGTCTGTTGCCGCTATTCGACGCTCTCGCATGATTGCACCCACCCTTTTTTTAACGTCGTGTCGCGCTGGCTATCCATTCATCGAGTCGGGTCTCTACATCTCCCGCGTCTGCTTTAGTCTCCCATTTATGTGTCTTGTCATTGTACCATACGGCCTCACGTACCACGGCGCTAAAATTCGTATTGTTTATTAGCCACCGTTTTTGTCGGTTCGATAAGGAAGCAAATTTTCTGGCTATATTTTGGTCGAACGCTTCCAGCCGCTGTTCAATCCTGCCAAAGTCGCTCGTACCCTCATTCTTAGGTATCGTCTTTGTGCCGGCTTGCAATTTGGCTCGGCCTGTAAGACCGGCGTATTCGAGCACAAGTTCTTCCGCCCTGTTGCGCCTGCCCTCTCTCGTCATTGCACGTAAGTGGCTGATTCCGCGATCTGAGCCGAGTATGTTCACCCGACTGCGCGTAAGTTCATCGCGTGCCGAACCGCCGACCGAGTGCACGCCAAGCACGTCCAATGGCGATTCTCCGGCACGTTCCATCTCTCGCATTTCAGCCACGGTATAACGGGCCAGACCCAGCGCCTCGAACTGTTGGGCACGTTTGATTTTCTGCCGTGCTTCAATACGACGCCGCTGCTGCTGCCGTAATGTCTTCCGCCGTTTTGACGGGGCGGCGGCGATTTCCGCGTCGGTAATCAGCGGACGTGCCGCCAGATCACGATCAAGTTTCGTAATATGCACATCGGGCACAACTTGATACGGTTCGTTATCTCGCGCCCTTAATGCCTGCTGCCTCTCTCCGAATTCCTGCCCGATACGTCGTGCGACCTGTTCGAGCTGTTGAGCGCTGAGCTTTCCCAAAAATGTTTCGGTGATTTGCTTGGGGAGGTGTCCGGTACTGTAATCTCTGACCGCTTGCTCTCGGCGTACCTGCGCCGATCTGATGGCGGCATTGCGTTTCAGATTGTTGGCACGTCGATTGTTTTTACGTTTTGCCACGGCCCCCCCCTTATGAGTGTGAAATGCCCTCCGCCGTAAGGATGGAACGACGGAGGGCGAGTTTGGCGGCAATGTCCCTATAAGGACATTACCACGTTATCATATGATGTGGACATTCGCGTTACTTACGCTTGTCTTCCGACACAAGTTCGAGGTCGAAGAACTTAAATCCACGGCGACTCTTTTTTTCCACCACCTTGAGAACAAGCGGATGATTCCACGTGTCCGGTGTTCCGAAAATCGCGAATAGGTTACCAAAAGCATGCGCCAGCGTGGGGGAGGCGGCGGCGAAGTCGCCTTCCTCCGCGTGGATAACCACGCGAGTAGATGAATTGATTTCACCGGTCTCCTGATTAGCGACCTCGATGGCCTGCGCAAGCACGTTGATAACATGCAACGGCTCATTCAAGTGGTCATCCACCTTGTCGGAGGACTGCATGGCGTTATACAGCGCCATTTTACCGTCCATAGTGGTGGTATCGAAAAAGTGGGACACGGCGTTAGCGCCGTTCGCTGCAAAATTATTGCCGCTTGCTACGGTCAGTTCATTGTCGGTCATTGGTATTGCCTTCCTTATAGGGGTTATTAATTATTTTCCTCGGAGATGATATCATCCTCAACCACGTTGCCGCTAACCGGTCCCGAATAGTCGACAATGGTATCATCTCCAAATTCGCAATTAGCCCAATAATCCTCTTCCTTCATGCGCGTTACCTGCGCATGATATTCAGCAGACATGGGCAGCATGTTCTTGTTGATCTTGCGGGCTTTTTTCATCGCCATATCAGCCGTGCGACAAGCGCCGTCAACAAGAGTCTCGGTGTCAATGAGTTCACCATTTTCGCCGCGCGTAACGCCGCGTACAACGGAATAGTGTCTAGTTCGCTTAATGTATGCCATAATCATACCGCCTTATCTTAATATTGTTGCTGCTGTGATATTCTTGCAATGTCTTCATCAGTATGGCTTTCGTCGGCCAGATTATCAAAACAACGACATGCGATCTTGACAAGAGTCTGGGCGAACTCATTATTGTCCCAAATTTTGCACATCTCATAGCAAGTCGCGCCCTTGATGTGACAGACCGCGCACCATGCCACTAACGCCGGGCAGTAAATAAGCCCAGACAGCATTTCGATATTCTGCGTTCGACACAAAGCGCCTACACGGGATGTCCACGGACTGAGGGCCAGACAGACATACGCCGCCTGTTCGATACTGTCCGCAAAAGCAACTTGTGCCCCCTGTGGCTTGTAAAAACCTTTCAATAACGCTACACTACGACAAAACGTCTCCCAATCGCCCTCACCCTTGTTGTATTCTCGCAGATGTAGGCGACTATGACGGCCACGGATGACACGACGGACGCGTTCATCGTCCAGTATACCGTCATCAAACCAGTTCGTAGGCTTATCATTTTTTTTCATCTTCCATCACTCCGTTTAAATTCCGGTCTCATCCTCACAACTCTACCACCTTATAGCGCAATTCGATACGATAATACACGCCCGCCGAGTCAGCGCCGCCATAATACTCGATAGCCTTAACTGCACAAGCATGGCTACTACATTCAGCCACCTCAGCTACACACTCACGTTTGCCATCACTATAATGACGTAGCACAGCGAACACTTGAACAAGTTTCACGCCCATCTCGCCACCACCATTCTCTTACCATAAAAACGCTCAGGATGCTCAGAAACAAACCTCATCAAGCGATAAACAAAGCCCACCATATTATCCATAGCCGAACAAACCCCACCAGTACAAGGGTCATACGTTTCAGTGAAAAACCTTACAACCACAAACCTCTTTAAACGATAACGCAAAACAAGAACCTCCCTCCCATCCAGTTCACGAGTCTCAAAACGAACAGAAACACCAGTCATATCACCCACCATTTTCCTTTCTCTCACATTGTTGCTTTTTTTTCATAGTTTTTTTGGACTATTAGAGATTAACCGGGTAAGCACTCCGATCGAGTTCCGTCACATCAACAAACAAATCCGGCTGCGGCTCCCCGGCAAAATCGCCTTCACCAGCCACCATGTCGTTGGCTTCCTCGATACAGTAATCAACATTATCCACGACGTAAGCGAACTCCGGTTCACTGACAGTCTTCAGTCTTCCGACATCGAAAAAGTCCGCCGCCATGTCAGACCCGTACTGCATGCTCTCCTCATCCCACTCAAGGATGCTAATTTCAACTGCTTTGTTGTTGTCAATAAGCCTAATCATTTTTTTGTCCATCCTTTCCTTGTTGACATTATTAATAATAGCACACACAAAAGCGCGACACGCCGGAGCGACAAAAAACAGAGAAAAATATACGCGCCCAAACCACGACATAACCAGATGCCAAAAAAATTACAGAACAAAACAACACGCAAAAAAACCGCGACAAAAAAGAGAAATAAGACACGCAACACAAGAAACACCAACAAAAAAAAATACAGCACAACACGCACACACACAACAGAGCAGCAGTGGAAAAAGCAATACAGCTGGGAGGGTACCCCTCC